CTCATCGCCTGGGCCTTTAGGCTCAAAGCGGCATAACTCGTCTGATTGGGTAAAGATACGCAACAGTTGTGGCAACGCACCATCAATAACCTCAGCTACTTCGCCTGTAACAATGGATGAACGGCCTTCTACCTCGTTGCCGTATGCCTCACGATTGTAGTAGGTCAGCGCCTTTCTACGAGCTTCGGTTGTTTCGGTATCTACATAGCCGATTGAGTTATCAATCTCTGCGTCTAGAATACCTTTTAGCTTGTTGTCATCCATATTTAAACTATCCAGTTTGCGTTAATCTTTATTGGCTGCGACCATGTATTTGTTTGCTCCATACCTAAAGCTAAATACCTAAATGCGTCTGATCCGTGTGATGCCCAATCGTGCAATGGCTTGTCGTAGAACACATTGCGCTTCTCGTCATACTCTCGCCTGTAGTTTCTAAGGCAATCTAAACCCTGCTTTACTTTAGGCATATTAAACCAGCAACTTGGCAATAAACGCCTGACTGACTGGATGCCGTCATCTACAGATAATCTAGGCAGAACTTTAACATCAAGCCCTGCCTCTCTCAATACCTCTAGCCTGCTCTTGCCTGTGCCAAGCTCTCGCACTTCCACATCGTGCGGAAGGAGTTGCTCAGCCTTGTGCCAGTTGTTTTCTTTGAGCCAGTTTACATACCAGTCTAGCCCTTGACCATGATTCTCTACATAGTCCATGATGCGCTTTTCTTGGCCTGTTTCTTGCACTACCCACATAGCCGTAGAATCGCCCATACCTAAGTCCCAGGCTACATAAGTGCGGCATAGATCATCTCGATCAATAGCGCACATACGACCCTTTTCTTCTAAGTCGTTTATTAGCTTGCCGTAGTAACTGCCCTCTACTGCTGCATTAAAGCTGCACTCAAACTCTTGGTTGTACTTATCATCGCCCATCTCTTTACGGGCTGCGTCTAATTCTTCTACATCTATAATCTTGGTTTCGCTGGCTTTAAACTGCAATGCTTCCCAGCCTGGCTCTTTACTGGCTCGATCAAATAGCTCTTTAAAGTGGTTGTTGCCCTTAGGTGTGCCGATAAACAAGCACCAACCCTTCCTGTCCGCTAAAGCTGGCCGGATGATCTCGTTCCATATTTTAGGGTTTTGATCGCCAATCTCGTCTAGCACTACGCCATCAAAATACTGGCCTCGCAAGCTATCAGGATTATCTGAGCCGTAGAGCTGAATCCTGCGGCCTAAGAAGTCCACTCGTAACTCCGCTATGTTTGCTACCGCATCTAGCGGCCTTACAAAGTGCGTAAGGTAGTCCCATGCCACTCGCTTAGCCTGCCCATAAGTAGGGGCTATATAAGCGTATCTTGGGGCTTGCTGGTTATTTTCAAGAGCAGCCTTAATAATTTGGTTAAGTGCCGCTACCGTTTTGCCCATCCTTCGATGCGCTACACCCACTACAAAGCGATGCTCATCCATCGCCTCATGAATTAACTTCTGAGGCGCTCTAGGTTTATAGGGGATCGTTATTACTCGCTCAGCCATTTAACCGCTAAAGGTGCGCCATCTGCGCCAGATACTTCTAATGCGTTTGTTTCTTTCCATTGCGCTCTGGTCTTTAGCCAAAAGATCGCTGCGGCTGTGTTTCCATTCTTTGCCTGCTGGAATAGCGTTTGACCGATAGAAGCGTTTGCATCTACCCTGCCATCCTCTAAATCCTTTTTGTAGTGCTTGACCAGCGTATCGTCTGATATGTCTAGCTTGCCAGCAATATCTACATACTTAATCCCTACGGCACTAAGGCTTCGGACTAATTTTCTTGTTTCTTCTGTTGGGATATGTTCTATACCTTGCATATTAAGCCTTTTCTAACTCCGAAAGTACGGCCTTTTTGCCTGTAAATTCTTCCCAGCGCTGCACAATCACATCGCAATACTTAGGGTCTAGCTCCATCAATCGAGCGCATCTACCTATTTTTTCAGCAGCAATAAGCGTTGATCCTGAACCGCCAAATACATCCAAAATAATATCGCCTGACTTACTACTGTTATTTATTGCTTTTTCTACAAGCTCTACTGGCTTTTGTGTTGGATGCACATATTTTCCAGTAGCGCCTCTACTCATGTACCAAACATCGGACTGGGCCTTATCGCCGTACCACGAGTCACCTTTAGAGTAAAAAATAAACTCGTGTTGTGGCCTGTAATTTGATAACCCTAAACCAATAGACTTTTTGTCCCAAACAATGCAGGCTGATGTTTTTAAGCTACATTCGTTCATAGCTTTTTCAAATTCACTATATGTTCTCCAAGGAAAACACACATAAAAAGATGCACCAGATTTAGTTGTAGTAACCGCAGAAATTAAAGCATCTCGAACTAATTGTATTAATTCGTCTCCAGTTTTATCGTCGCCTTTAATTACGCCAAATTTTTTCACCGTTCCGTCATTGCTTCCTATTGCACCAGCCCTACCGCCACCGTAACTCATACCGTAAGGAGGATCAGTGAAGACCATATCTGCTTTATTACCATTCATTAGCTTTTCTACCGCATCTATGCTTGTGCTATCACCGCACATAAGCCTATGGTTGCCCAATATGTAGATGTCCCCCAGCTTTGTCTTAGGCTCGTCTGGTACATCAGGCACAGCATCTTCGTCTGTCAGCCCTTCTGTTTCCTCTATGGGGTTTAGCATGGCATCTAGCTCATCAGGATCAAATCCCAATAAACTAAGGTCTATATCGTCTTTTAGGTCTTGCAGCTCTAGCGATAGAATGCCTGTATCCCACCCAGAGTTTAGGGCGATACGGTTATCTGCTAATACATAGGCTTTGCGCTGTGCTTCGGTCATGTGTCCTAGCTGCACTACTGGCACTTTATCCATGCCTAACTTTCTTGCCGCCATGAGCCTGCCATGCCCAGCGATGACTGAATTGTCTTTATCTACAAGTACAGGGTTATTAAACCCAAACTCTTTGATTGATCCTGCAATCTGAGCAACTTGCTCGTCTGAGTGTGTCCTGGCGTTTTTAGCGTAAGGTATCAGCTTATCTACTGATTGCCACTCTATTTTTGTTGCTCCTAACATTCCATTCCCTTTGGGTTGATGGTTGATGATGTTGCTATTCTACAACAGTTTTACCACTTTTCCTTATTTGCCCAGAACGCTGCGCTCATCTTGCCTTTAGCTATATTCTTAGCGTGTCTTGCTTTAAAACTCTTGCGCCTGGCTTTGTTTGCCATTGATTCACCTTCTTTGGCTGGACTACCGCTTACGCCTTGCTGACCGAATCGGATCGTTTTTACTTTATCGCCCTCTTTAGCCACTACTACATGGCTTTTAGTGGGATGGTTAGGTGTGCGTTTTGGTTGATTAAATCCCGAAACACCCATGCGCTCTAGGATGCCAGCAGCCTCACGGACTTTCATTTTTTATAACGAGCAGCCTTAGAGGCTTCGCTGATTGCAATAGCGATAGCCTGCTTAGGATTCTTAACGACTTTACCGCCTTTGCCGGAATGTAGAGTACCTTCTTTGTACTCGCCCATGACCTTACCGATCTTGGCTTGCTTTTTGCTCATCTTCATACATTTCCTTTAGGTCGTATTTACACCAAATTAGCGGAGCTTCTTCGCTCTCTGCCAGCCCTTTAGCGATATGCTGTTGTATTTCTACAACATCTGCGTTTAGCGTTGCCAGACCATCTACCATGTTAGGGTAAGCCCTAGACTGAAAGCGTAATGCGTTTGCCTTACTTGCCTCGGTTTCTCCGTTGGCGTCATAACCGTTTGAATCGTGATCTAAGGCAATAAAAGTACCATCCCTATACCCTACTGGCAGACCGACTGATTCGAGCCTCTTAGCAAGGTCTGTGTCCTCGTAGCCCCATCCCCAATAAGTATTGGAGTAGCCGTTACAGGCTTCAAAGTGCCACTTCTTCATTAGCGCTACTGCCGCCAGACCGTAACGCTGGGCTTTTACTTCTTGATTTGTGCCGTGTCCTACTGGCCTTGTGTCCATGCCATGCCAGATAATGCGACTTGGCAAACTAGGCTCTGAGTAATCTGCCCACATAGGCATATAGTCTACATCGTGAAAACAGACATAATCCACCATTCCAGCGATAGCTGCGTAGGCTTGGTTTACGATTGCGCCTCGATTAAAAGGACTATCGTCTACCTGCTCTGCTATGCAGAATAAAGGCTCTATATTGGTGTTTCTACGGAAAAAACTAACTGTATGAGGCAACATCTTAGCTAGATGCTGCTCTCTATTTCGATATGGGATTATTACCCCTAATCTCACTTTTTCTTAGGCTTTGCTGTCTTAGCTGCGGCTTTAAAGTCTTTTGCGCTGGGAGCTGCTTTACTGCCTACTTTGTTCATTTTCTCGCCTGATCCTTCGGCGATGCGCTTGCGTTTAGCGTGGATATTAGCGTAGAGTCCAGTTTTCAATCCTCGTACTCCTCATCTTCCATTTCCATCTCATCTTCGCCAATTGCTTCCCAGGCCATACAGCCGTTGTTTTGGTCGCATACAAAGTCGAATATGTCGCAATGGCCTTTGCCCTTTGGAACGCCACAGTCGGTTAGTTCGGTATTGAAGTATTCACAAGCCTTGCACTTGCCTTCGCCATCCTTCTTAGAGCCATAATCAGCCGTTAATACGGCTTTTTTCATGTTGCCCTTGTTGATGTCAGCATCCATTGTAGATAATGGGCAGGAGCTTTTATCTTCTGCCAGCAAGCCACCTTCTTCCTTTTTGCCCATCTTGGGCTTATCGCCCAGCAGACCGATCATAATCGTAGTTTTTTCTGGTTTCATAGCGACTCACAAAATTTGGGCAAAGGTTTCCTAGGGCAATTATAAATCTGTTTTTACATTCCTACAAGACAGGCAAATAAAGCGCTGGTATATACCATTGCCGTATATCTCCATCTCGCCATTTTTAGTCGATTTGCTGATCTTGCACCTTGAGCAAGCTCTTATAGTGATTTGACTTGGCTTTTCTGTCCAGTTCGTGCTGGAGTCTTTTTTTTGCATTTAGTAAATCTGTTTCTATCTTATGTACTGTTGTTCTTGCGGCATTAGCAAGTTGGTTAATGGATGCGTATGGATGGCTTACATATCTCAGTTTAAGCGCTTGCCGCAGGTTTAATGGTAAACCCTTAATTGCTTGCTCTATCAAATCACCGTCTATATGGTCAGGCTCATAATGCGGTTCTGGCTCTGCGTAGAGATTACCTAGCTCTGGAATGTAATTCTTTTCAAACGAGCGACAGGTTGTTTCTACTTGTGGGCCAATTACCCCATAAGATACATACCAAGCCCAGTTCTGTAATCTCGATTCCATTTTTTTAGTAGTAAATTCCTTAAATGTAGAATATTATACAACTAGATTTATTGTATTATATTCAATATCTTAAAGCAAAGGATGTTTATGCCTAGCAATCGCTTGTCTGATGAGGAATGGATCAAACTTTGGCAGGAAATTGGAAGTCCAGAAGATTTTTGCAAGGTTACTGGAATTAACATACGCAATGTGTACTCTAGACGCAATGCTTTACAGCAAAGATACGGATTAAACCTAGAAACATTCCAAAGCCGTAACCCAGCATATGTAAAGAAAGTAAACCAAGCCCCTCACAATGTACGCAGGGGCATAGATGTTGATAAAGTAAAGCGAGTTATTGTCTTTTCTGATGCTCACTTTACCGATACCACGACTACTGCATTTAAAGCTCTGCTGTTAATGATTGATACATTTAAGCCAGAAGTTATTATCTGCAATGGTGATGCGTTTGATGGTCAAGTTTTAAGTCGGTTTCCGTCAATCAACTACGATCAAAAGCCTACCGTATTAGAGGAGCTAAACGCTTGCCGTTGGCATTTAGACAAGATTGCTAAACACAAACCTGCTGGCTGCGAGCTTATTTGGACTTTAGGCAATCACGATATGCGTTATGAGTCTTGGCTCGTCAATAAAGTTCCTGAGTATTCTGGCGTTGATGGTTTTAGCCTTAAATACCATTTTCCAGAATGGAAAACCTGCTGGTCTTATTGGATTGGCGAGGATACAGTAGTTAAGCATCGCTACAAAGGCGGCAGAACGGCTGGCTACAGCAATCTAACCGCAGCAGGAAATACCAACATTATTACAGGCCATACCCATGTCCTATGCGCCTCGCCCATTACAAACTACCAAGGCACTTACTGGGGAGTGCAAACAGGATGCCTAGCCGATCCAATGAGTTCTACTTTTGAGTATTGCGAGGACTCTCCTAAAGACTGGCGTAGTGGCTTTGTAATGCTGTCGTTTGACCAAGGCCGTATGCTGATGCCAGAACTAATTATGGTGTCTAACGAGGCTAATGGCGAGTTTGAGTTTCGTGGTTGCATCAATCGTGTCTAACGCATGATGGCATGAAGGCATGAAACTTACTCCAGCCGTACTTAGCAATCTATACGCTTCTCTAGCGTGTTGCTATCCGTATAGTCGTTGGAAGATGCCCTTGCCGGAGGAAATTGATTTCGTGGTGACTGCTGACCCTGAGATTATGGGAACTTACCTATACGATACTGGTGAGGACTTTGAGCATACCGTTACGGTATCTTCTGCTAGGTGTGGCCATTACTACACCGTATTAACTACCTTATGCCATGAGATGATTCACATGAGCTTTCATCGGCAGAAGGGCGATAGATGGCTGCATCACGGTAAAGCGTTTAGGGATCGCTGTAAGCTAGTTGCTACAGAACTCGGTCTAGATCCCTTGGAACTCTAAGCCTGCTCTCCCAATCTTTCGCTGACCGACTCCAAGAGCTGCGTAAAGGTAACGCCCCATTTAGATTCAAAACCTTTTGCACCCAATCCGTGAACACCGGTATTTCCACGATGGTGTTCTGGGCATAATGGCAGGACAGGGGATGTAGACCGTTTAGCTCCGTAACGGCGCACATGATGGAGTTCTGCCGGAGAGCCTTCAATCCCAAGGACTTTGGAGCAAAGAATACATCCGAGTCTTGCAGTCGCAGCCAATGTGTTCTTTTCATCTTTAGTAGCCATTACCTAAATGTAACCCAAATTGATATACCCAGCGCAATAAATATAGCTAGGCCAATGTAGTATGGTAGATCGCTCATTGCTGTATAGCTTTCTTTAGTATTGCTCTCGCAAATCCAACTGGGTTACTAATTTGCATATATGGCGATTCCATACAATCTTTCCATATTTGCCCTATTTGCTCATCTGTTAGCTCTTTAAAAGCCTTATATTCACCATTCGACCAAGCAATAATACAAAGCTCTTTACCGCATAGCTCTGAATGTTGCCCTTCTTTTTCCCACCAAAGCTCAAAATCTTCTCTCATTGTGTAGCCCTATCAATAGTACGATTCGTTGCCTCTTGGCTTCGCCATATCTCTATCCGAGCCTGGGCCGCTATTAGTTGCCACTTTAGCTTTTCCTCTGTTTCTACGGCTTCTTTTAGCCCTTTTAGCAGTTCTATGTAATCGTCTGTAGCGTAGGCTTCCATCTCTTTAGCGGCAATGCTGGATGCTGTAGATTCCAACATAAGCCGACTTTTAGCAGATCGCAGATAGTTCTCTATATAAGTTCTATTTGCTTTTGCTTCGGCAAAGACTCCTGATTGTTTGATGATGAACTCGACTGCTTTGTTCGGGCTAGTGTCCATTGCCTTGTCATTTCCTCTGTTAGTTTTTGATACCCAGCTTGCCCACGCTTGTCGTAGATCAATGCTAGTTGTTTTCGTCTTTTTGCTAAAGGCCAAGTAAGTAAATCCCTGGCCTCACATTCGTTACGCCATTCCTCGCTATATGTATCCAATCGACTACAACTGCTCCTCTAGCTGTTTTATTTTGTTGCTAATACGCATACGCAAAGCAGGCCACCCCTCGCCAGCATAAGGCGTTATACCAACTTCCTTAGCCTTTTTCATGGTTAGCTCCTCTGTTGCATAAAACGGTAGCTCTGGCCGCTTGTTTGCTTTAGGCGCTTCTATTACGATCTCATCCTCAAACCGATACTGGTTAAGCCAAGTGGCTAAATGCGGTATGTACGCTAGTTGCGTATCTTGCGCTTTCCAGTAATTGATATGGTTTGGCATAGCTTCTAATGCCTGCGCTTGCTCTGATTGCGTGAGGCGCTCAAAACTCTTTTGCGCTACACGCTTTGCTACCTTTCTAGGATACATTCCCCACAACTCATCAAAACTCATATAAGCCCCCACTTAGTAAGTTCACCAGTTATAAATAATACTATGCCTGCAAAGTAAAAAGCAACAGCTACGATCTCTACTGTAAATAAGGCCATATCGTCCTGAGCGTACCCAGCCGCAGCCCATAAGCCAGAGCCTATAAATCCAATAATGATGTTAGCTGGGTAGATGTTTAGCGCAGTCAGCAATATGCCTAGCAAGCAAAGCAAAGTACCTGACCACTTTAGCGTTTTCATTTTTTCTTGGCTTTCTTTAGGTCTGCCCTATGCAACTCCATAATCGCATCTGCTTGTTTGGCAACCTTGTCCTCAATATGTTCAATCATATCTTTAATGGCCCACAATGCACCGCTATATGGGTTGCTTACATCTTCTGCAACTAGCTCAACCATATCTCGCACATTAGCAAGTTTGTAAGATAGTTCCTCTATGTCGTTTGCTGCTTGCCATAAACTCATTTCTCACTCGCTTTCTTTACTTTTATAAATAAATAATGCAGGTATGCTAATGCTTTGTTTGAATGACAAGAATGACAATCATCAGAACAAGTCCAGCCAAGTTTAATTTTTTGCTTCATTTCTCACTCGCTTTCTTTAGTATTGCTCTAGCAAATTCAATAGCCCCATCGCCATCAGTTAAATGCTCCCTTCCAATATCGTCTATTTCCTCATCTGTTAGTGTCTTTGCTGGATGGGTGTAATGCGGTTCAATTCTTTCGTTATCTCCAAGATAGGTTTCCCATTCACGCATTTGCTTATAACTATTGGTGTATTCAGGATAGCTTTCTCCGCCATCACGAAACAAAAGCCACGCTACTGGTTCATTGTTCATTAGTGACTCCCATAGTTTGTGTACACAGTAAGGCTATCTATCCGCATCTGCATCTCACGAATTTTTAGCTCTTGCGCTCTTAGCATCTCTGCCGCTTCTACTAACGCATAAATAGCATTACTAAACTGCAATGCGCTTTCTAACTCATCCGCTAATTCCATAGCGGTTTTGCCGATCTCTACTTCTCCAGCAAACGGAATAAACTCAGTTGGCACTTGC